CAATAGAGCTTATGCAAACTTGACACCGGAAGAGTGCTCAGAAAATAAAAAGTGGCAACAAATGAGAACTATGGAGTATTTTAATCAAATGCCTATAATTCAAACTTATGTCCCAAATATTGAAGCTGATGATGTCATTGCATATATTACACGCATGTCTTACTATAAAGATTGGCAAAAAATAATTGTTTCTAATGATAAAGATTTTATGCAATTGTGTGACAACGAGACAGTTCTGATGCGCCCAGTGAAGAAAGAAATCATGTCCAGAAAAACAATTGTTGAAGAAATTGGCATTCATCCTACTAATATGGCTCTTGCAAGAGCTATAGTCGGAGACTCTAGCGATAATCTACCGGGTATTCGAGGAGCCGGCTTGGCAACTGTCGCAAAAAGATTTAAGTTTTTGTCTGAGTCAAAAACCTATACGATTCAGGATGTTATAGAACATTGTAAAAATAGCGAAGAAAATATTAAAGTATTTGATAAGATCATAGAGGGAAAGGGCTTGATCGAACATAATTACGACATGATGCAACTGTACGTCCCTAAAATGTCATATCAGTCCAAAATGCAGGTAAAGGAAATGATTGAAAATTTTAAGGGAGGCTTCAACAAAACTCAAATTCTAAAGATGATGATAGAAGATGGATTTGGGGAGCTAAAGTGGGAAGACCTAAAAGCTGGACTAAACCGTGTTGAGAGATCTCTTTCAGAGAAATAACTTGATCTTTTCTGGAAACAGTGCTATCATTATAGACATAAGGAGAATGAATGAACAAGGTGGAGAATATTGGTTTTGGCAAATATGGAAAAGCTTTTCAAGAAGGATTAACGCAGTTAATCTATGATGATCGGCCCTTTGCTGATCAAATCACAGAGGTATTAGATATTAATTTCTTGGAGTTAGAATACCTAAGAGTATTTGTAAATAAAATTGTCGAATATCGTTTGAAATATAATGTCCACCCCTCAACGGAGGCTGTGACTACTATGTTGAACACAGATTTAGAAAGAGAGAATGAGGTAATTCGACGCCAAGTAAGAGAATATTTTAGAAAGATTCAATATAATGAACTTTCAGATATTGAATATATTAAAGAGCAGAGTTTAGATTTCTGTAAAAAGCAAAATCTAAAAAAAGCTATGATGAAATCGGTAGCACTTCTTCAGACATGTTCTTTTGACGAGATTAGTAAAACAATTAATGATGCTCTGAAATTAGGTTCAGATAATAATTTTGGATATGATTATTTGACTGATTTTGAGGAAAGATTTAAGCCAAAACATAGAATGCCAGTTACAACCGGCTGGGATGAAATGGATAAAATAACTGGAGGAGGATTAGGTAAAAGTGAGTTGGGAGTCGTTATCGCTCCAACTGGTGCAGGTAAATCGATGGTTTTGGTGCATTTAGGAGTGGAAGCATTGCGCGCAGGCAAAAATGTTATTCATTACACTTTAGAGCTACAAGATACAGTTGTGGCTAATCGTTATGATTCCTGTCTTACTGGTCTTCCCCTTACCGACATTAAAGATTTTAAAGAAGAAGTTTTTGAACAAGTGAAAAATATTCAAGGCAAATTGATTGTTAAAGAATATCCTACAAAGTCAGCTTCTACTAATACTATTAAATCTCATCTCGCAAGATTGAAAAAGAGAGGGATCATTCCAGGTATGATCATAATTGATTACGGAGATCTTTTACGACCGGTTGTGATAAGAAAAGAGAAGCGTAACGAATTAGAATCTATTTATGAAGAGATGAGAGGTATCTCAACTGAGTTTGGTTGTCCGGTTTGGACAGCATCTCAGACTAACCGGTCAGGATTAAATGCAGAAGTAATTACCATGGAATCGATCAGTGAAGCTTTTAGCAAATGTTTTGTAGCTGACCTTATCTTTTCTGTGTCGCGAACAATCGAGGACAAACAGGCAAACACCGGACGTATTTTTGTTGCTAAAAATCGTAATGGTCCAGACGGAATGGTATACCCAATTTTTATGGACACAAGTAATGTATCTATAAAATTCGCGCCTAGTGTAATTAACGGAGTGTCTATTACCTCTGGTGTCAATAATATTCCGCTTAATCCGGTCACATTGACACCACAAATGCAAAGAGATTTATTGCAGAAAAAATATTCGAAACTAAGAAAATCAGGGAGTAAAAGTTAATGAAGCCAAATATTAGAAAATTTAGATTATCAGAGCAGTTTATCCTGCCTTATATTGATAAAAATGTTCCATGGGGTCCAGTAGGATATGTGACATTTAAACGCACCTATGCGCGTAGATTGAACGAATTCTCTCCAGATGTGGAAGGGACAGAGGAATGGTATCAGACATGTAGGCGTGTCATTGAAGGCATGTTTGATATGCAAAAACAGCATGTGTATTATTTAGGTCTAGAATGGAACGATTCTAAAGCACAAGCAACCGCTAAAGACGCTTATGATCGTCTTTTTAATTTGAAGTGGACACCTCCCGGTAGAGGTCTATGGATGATGGGCACAAAATTTGTTGAAGAAAGGACTGCTGCCGGTCTTTTTAATTGTGCATTTCGCTCAACAAAAGAAATTTCCACAAAAGGTGGATATCTTTTTTCTTGGATGATGGATGCTTTAATGTTAGGTATCGGGGTTGGATTTGATACTCTTGGTGCCGGTAGTGTTACCGTTACTGAACCAAAATACACTAATGACGTTCTCATCATCGATGACAGTAGAGAAGGATGGGTAAATTCTATTCATGTTCTTTTGAATGGTTTTCTCCTAGGAGGTAAAATCCCCCAGTTTGATTATTCAGCGATCCGACCGGAAGGAGCTTTAATTAAAGGTTTTGGAGGAACTAGCAGCGGTGCTGGACCTTTAAAAGAATTACATGATTCTCTTAGTAAATTATACACTCCGATTATTGGCGAGTTAATCGACTCTGTGACAATTGTGGACACAGAAAACTTAATCGGGCGATGTGTTGTCGCTGGAAATGTACGTAGATCTGCGGCTTTGGCTATGGGTTCATACGATGATCGTCAATATCTTGAGATGAAAAACGATCAAGAAGCTCTATATCATCATCGATGGGGATCTAACAATTCTTTTCATGCGATTGTAGGAATGGATTATACATGGCATGCAGATCAGAGCAAAAAGAATGGAGAGCCGGGATATATCTGGCTTGATAACGCTAGAACTAGAGGCAGGTTTAAAGATGGCGAGCGACTAGATGATATCAATGTTGCTGGTTTTAATCCGTGTGTTGAGCAGCAGCTTGAAGATGCCGAGTTGTGCTGCTTAGTTGAGACTTTCCCAGCAAAGCACGATTCTTATGAGGATTATCTTAAGACTCTTAAAATTGCATATTTATACGGAAAGACCATCACGCTCTCAAATACTCATTGGCCAGAGACAAACGCTAAAATGCTAAAGAATCGTCGTATTGGCTTATCGCAGTCCGGAGTTGTTCAGGCATTTTCTAAATTTGGAAGACGAGAACTATATAATTGGTGTGATAACGCATATGAGGCTGTGAAAGTTCTAGATGAGGAGTTCTCCAATTGGTTGTGTATTCCTAAGTCAATTCGAATGACTAGCATTAAGCCATCTGGCACTGTTTCGCTATTAAATGGGTCTACGCCAGGAATTCATTTTCCGGAGGATGAATATTATATTCGTAGAATTCGTTTCTCAAAAGACTCTGATCTTTTGCCAACTCTAGAAGAGGCCGGATATCCTATTGAGGATGATGCGTATTCTCCAAATACTAGCGTTGTGTCTTTTCCCGTCAAGGAATCTCACTATTATAAAGGTAAAAAAGATATTACAATGTGGGAACAGCTTGAAATTGCAGCGCAATACCAACATTTCTGGGCGGATAACTCTGTATCGATAACAGTAACTTTTCAGTCTCATGAAGAAAATCAAATTAAAAATGCGCTAGAAATGTATGAAACGCGCCTTAAAGCAGTTTCTTTTTTGCGTTTAAGTGAGACTGGGTATAAGCAGGCTCCTTATGAAGCAATTACAGAAGAAAAGTTTATTGAGATGAGTAATAAAATAATCCCTGTGCAGAGATTTGAAACAAATCAACAGGGAGCCGGTACAAAATTTTGTGATGGCGAATCATGTACAATTTAATAAGAGGTGAAAAGTGAAATTTGTTCCAGTTAACAGACATATACAAATTGAAATTATTGAGAAAGAAGATAATGATGGTACTGTCATTTTAATGCCACAGGGATATCAAAAAACAGAAGAAACTTACCAATTGGTTAATGTTTTGAGCGTTTCGGATACGGTGAGGATTATGGTGGTCCCTGGAGATAAAATATTTATTGACAGAAAGATGATTGAGGAAATAAAAACTGAAGAATTTGGGACGATTAGTTTGATTCTCGATAATTATGTTGTGGGGATAGTACCCAAAGGAAGTTAAACAAAATGAATAAAGATTTTTATAATAAATCATCAGCAACTCAGCTAGGCTGGGATCCAACTTGGTTTGGCGAGAAGCATTATGATGATAAGCTTGTAAGAGCCATCAAAAAGTTTCAAAAGCAGTATGGTTTGACAGCAGATGGGCTATGTGGACCTTCCACATTCCGTCGTATTTGGACTGAGCGCCAAGCGGATATTGATGATTTTAGGCCGGTTAATAGGAAGTATTCCAATTATCTTGTTTATAATAGTAATTTTATTCCTATCGAATGGGATAAAGTAGTGTTATGGTCAGAAGAAGGGGGGCTTTCGGCAAAACCCGGAAATTATTATGATTATACTGGTCGAGCAAAGCGCAATATCCGACTTTTTGTAAATCACTGGGATGTTTGCTTGGACAGCACTCGCTGTAATGATGTTTTAAATAAGCGTGGAATTAGTGTACATTTTCTAATTGATAATGATGGCACCATTTTCCAAACTTTGGATATGCAGCACGGTGCATGGCATGGCTCTAGCGGGCGCGTCAATAGGGCTTCAGTCGGCGTAGAAATATCTAATGCCTATTACCCCAAGTATCAAAACTGGTACGAGAAAAGAGGCTTTGGTGAGCGCCCAACAATGAAGGATGTTGTTGTTCATGGTCAAAAACTACCTGAGTTTTTAGGTTTCTATGATGTTCAAATTCAAGCTGCTCAAGCACTCTGGAAAGCCATTGAATCCGCCACAGCAGTTGAATTTAAAGCGCCATTGGATAATAATGGTAATACTTCTACAAAATATGAACAAGACGTAGTTTATGGAAAATTTGCTGGTATCGTCAGTCATTATCACTGCTCTAAAAAGAAAATTGATTGTGGCGGAATGGATATTAAAGCACTTATAGAAGAAATCAAATAAAAAACTTGACATGCCTCCTGACCTATGATATATTTCATATGGATAGGAGGCATGTTTATGATTACTGATATTGTTGTTGGGTTGTCGTATGGCGACGAAGGCAAAGGAAAGGTGACTCACCACCTTTTGAAGAGTGGAGAATACACACATTGTATTAGATTTAATGGAGGGTGCAACGCCGGTCATACCATTTATCACAATGGTAAAAAGTTTGTGACACACCACATTCCGGCTGGCGTGTTTTTTGGAGTTAGGTCAATTATTGGCAGTGGATGTGTTGTAAATCTTCAGCAATTTTATAAAGAAATAAAAATGCTTGAAGATGGTGGAATCAACACAGAGGACTTAATTTTTATTGCAAAAAATGCTCATATTATTACCAATGAACACTTAAATGAAGATGGCAAAGATACTAAGATCGGGACGACAAAGCAAGGCAATGGGCCAGCATATCGGGACAAATATGATCGAAATGGCATTACAGCCGGTGATCACCCTGATTTGATTAATAGTGACTATTTGGTTGACCTGTATGATGAGCTACATGGCAGAGATGCCCCTACGGTGCTCTGTGAGGGCGCT